GGGCGCGTCGGGCGCCGCGGCGTCCTCCGGCTCCGCGACGTCCACCGGTGCGGTCGGCGTGGCAGCGGACGGCACCGCAGGCGCCTCCGGTGCCGGCGCCTCCGCGATGTCGGACACGGACGCGCCGTCGTTCAGCGCGGCGATGTCGTCGGCCGTCGATCGCGCCGGCTCCGACTCCGCGGGAGCGGGCGGCAGGACGTCCTCCGGTGCCGGCGGCGCCTGCACGGTGATGCCCTCCGGGATGTCGGCGCCCATCAGGACGCCCAGCAGGTACGCCTGCTTCACGGTCAGCGTGTCCGCCTCCGTCACCCCGTCCGTGAAGAACAGGCCGGCAATGGACCAGGTGCCGCGCTGCTCACCCGGCAGTCGAATCTCCGCCATGGGTCACGCTCCCTTCGTGGTGTCCGACGCCTTCGCGTCGGGCGTGCTGTCGGTCACGGTGGCGTCGGGCGTGGTCGCCGGGTTGGCGGTCGCCTTCGCGGCCTCCGTCCCGGCGGTGCCGTCCGTCAGCGTGGTGTCGGCCGGGGTCGTGTCCGGGGAGGACACGGCCGGCTTCGTCGGATCCGGCGCCGGCGTCACCGTGGTGGCGTCGGCGGCGGTCGTGTCGCCCACGGGCGCGGCGGACGGCGTGGTGGCCGTCGTGGCGCTGTTCGCGGACTGCACGCCGCCGTTCGCGGCCACGGGCGCCTGCGGGGTCGTGTCGGCGGGCTGGTCGCTGGTCGCGGCCTTCCGCTTCCCACGGCCCGCGGGGCGCGCGTCCGGAGCGGCCGGAGCCGCGGCGGACTTCACGCCGCCGACCGGCACCAGGTCGTTCTCCGGGTCGGCCGCGTCCAGCGGTCCGGGCGGGTTCGTCACGATGTTGCCCAGGACGGCCGGGGCGGCAGCGGCGCTGCCCTCCTGGTCCTCCAGGCCCGTGTCGTCGGACCCGTCCACGTCGTAGCCGGCGCGACGGAAGTACGCCAGGGCGCCTTCGTCGTCCGTCTCTGCGGTGCCGTCCGTGAACTGGACGCCGGCGCGGATGCCGGCGTACCCCTTCACGGGCGCGGTGATCTTCGCCATGGTGGTGGCTCCCTTCAGTCGTCGTGGCTGGCCCCGGTCGGGGTCAGCGCACCTTCACGTTCCGGAGCACGGCGGCGGCGCGGGTCGCCATGAGCGCGACGGACACCGGGCCCATCTCCACTTCGCCGCGCTTCACGGCCAGCGGGATGGTGAAGTCCGGCAGGTACGTCTGCACCAGCTGACCACCGACCGTGGACAGGCCCTTGAACCCGTCCATGCCCATGCGCACGGCGTAGATGTCCGTCAGGCCCGTGGCGGCCGACCCGCCCACCGTCGCGGAGCGCAGCGGGATGATCGGGTCGTTGGTCCCGGCCTTCGCGCCCGGGTCCGCGAAGATGATGCCGCCGTACGTCTCCCGGAGGACGGGCTGACCGTTCTGCGTCAGACCGATGACCGGGTTCTGGGTGTACATCCCGGCGCGACGGACCGCGGCGCGGACGCGGGCGAGCGCGAAGCGGTTGCCGAACAGGATGGTGGGCAGGCCGTCCAGCGTGGACAGGAATTCGTCCAGCGCGTCCAGGGCCTTGAATTCGGCCCGCGGGTCGCTGTCGAAGTCCGACCAGTCGGTGACGCTGGTGGCGCCCACCTCCGTGCTGGAGCCGGTCAGCGCGACGTCCAGGCCGTCGAAGCCGGCCGCGTCGGTCCCGGTGTCGCCGTTGATCACGGCGTCCTGGAACTTCGTCACGGTCGCCTTGATGACCTGCTGCAGCTGGAGCGACACCGCACCGGACGCGGCGGGACCCAGCTTGGCGATCACGCGGTCCACCTGGAACGCACCACCCAGCGGAGCCAGCGTGGTGCTGATCTTCGCGGTGGTCACTTCCTGCGGGGTGTACTCCGTGTTGAGCGGCCGGAAGTCCGCGCCGCGCTGGGTGATCAGACGGCGGTAGCCGTAGTCCAGCGTGGCGCCGCCACCGGCGGTGTTCACCACGTCGTCGAACGGCAGGGCGTCCAGCACGGCGCTGTACTTCCTGAATTCATCGATGACCTGGACGTCCAGGTCCGTGGTGGTGTTGTTCTTCGCCTCTGCGAGCGAAACGACCATGGGTCGCGTCCTTCCTACGTGCGGGGCGCCAGGGCCGCAGCCACAGCGCCTTCCAGGGATGTGGGGCTGTTCGCGTCGGTGGGGGCGCCGCCTGGGCGCCCGCCACCGGACGAACGGGGGATGACCGGAGCCGCCGGTGCGGCGGCGTAGGCCGGGTGTTCCTGCACGTACGCCTTCAGGGCTTCGCGCACCTTCGTGGCGTCGTCCAGGGGAACGTCCTTCAGGGCGGTGCGGACGCTGGAGCTATCCAGCAGCAGGTCCGCGTTCCCCTTCACGTCGTCGTGGCCGGCCGCCGACCGGACTGCATCGCGGTACTTCGCCGCGTGCACTTCGGCCTTCAGCTGGTCGCGCTCCGCCTCCGCAGCTGCAGCGCGTGCTGCCTCCGCTTCGGCCTTCTCCCGGTGCGACTTCGCCTCACCGCGCAGATCCCGCACGTAGCCCTCGTCGTAGACCTTCCCGGCCGCAGGTGCCGGCGCAGGCGCGGCAGGTGCAGGGGTCGGCGTCGGAGCGGGGGCCGGAGCAGGCGTCGGCGCGGGTGCAGGTGCCGGAGCAGGGGTCGGCGCGGGCGCCGGATCCGTGCCACCGCCACCACCGGCCGGGTCGTCGGGCGGCGGTGCCAGGAACCGGTGGCCCCGCAGGGTCGCCAGGCTGGGCGCGGCCGGGATCCCGTAGACGGGCCGGGTGCTGGTGCGCGTGTGCATGTGTGTCCTCCAGACACGTTCGTGCAGGCATCCGCCTGCGTTTCCCCCTGCCCATCCAGGCAGGGAAGCTGTGGGACCAGCCCCCACGGTCACGCGCCAGGCGTGATGCGGGGTGGCAGCCGCGGGGGCTGGCCGTCGTGACCCAGCCGGCCGGGGACACGTCCGACCGGCTGGGCGTCTAGTGGCCGCTGAACGCGGGCTGCTCCCGGTTCGGGCGGCGCGGCAGGTCGTGCGTGGCGACGTGCTGGCGCAGTTCGGCCTGCGTGGCGCGGATGCGCGCCTTCGTCGCCGCGGTGCTGTCGCCGGCGCCGACCGCCAGCCGCTGCTTATCGCGGCGCAGCCGGCGCTCCAGTTCGCGCTGGCGGGCGTGCGCGGCCTCCAGCACGGGGTCGTACGTCGTCGCCGCTGCGGGAATCGGCAGCCCGGGCAGGTACGCCGCGACGTGGCAGCGGCAGTTCGGGTGGCCCCAGCCGGATGCGCGCGCGCCGGCCAGCGTGCCGTCGATCATCACCGTGACCGGCTCCCCAGTGGTCGCGTGGACCAGCTGCACGGTGCCGGTGGTGCCGTCCGTGGACAGCACCTTCCCGATCCACTGGGCGCACATCCGGCAGCTGCCGACGCCCACCACGATCGTCACCAGGTTGACGCCGGCGCCCTCCATGCGGACCACGGCGCTGTCGGTGTACGCGCGCTGCGTCGCGGTGCGGGTCACCATCTCCGCGTACGCGCCGGTGGACCACTGCCGGCCGCTGGTGTCCACGAACGCGGGGATCCCGTCGTCCAGGAAGCGGGCGACCGCGGCGCGCTGCGCCTCCAGCTTCCCCTGCGTGCCCAGCAGCACCGGCGACACGACGTCGGCCGCCAGCTGCTGGTAGATGTCGGGCACCGATCGCAGGATGCGCAGCTTCGCGTCGTCCAGCCGGTTGCCCAGGTCTGTCTGCAGCAGCGCCAGCGCCCGCGCGCGGCCGGTCGTGATCGGCCCGCGGGTCGGCAGGTGGTCGGCCAGGCCCAGACGGGCGACGGCCGACGCGGCGCCGGCCTCCGTCGCCACCGTCATCACCTGGCGGGCCAGGTCGTCGTCTATGCGGGCCAGGGCGGCGCGTGCCTGCGCCTCCAGGTACTGGACGCCGGCCAGCTGCTCCCGCAGCCGCTCCAGAGGCCCAGGGGCTGTCAGGAGGCGGTCGGCGCGGCGCGCGATCTGCGCCAGGATC